TGGGAAACGGTGTACACTGACATTCTCAATCACCTGCACGGCAAGATCGTTGAAATTATCCTGGATGATGACAACGAATACAGGTACACAGGACGTGCAAAGATTGCATCCTGGGAGCCGGGTGCACACACAGCGGATGTTGTCATTACAGCAGAGGTAGAGCCTTATAAAACAGCACGATTCATCACAGGAAAGAAGGTGCTGTAAATGTATGTTATCAAAGTAGATGGGCAGGTGTTATATTCACCTGCCCTTTCTGATGCAGAATATCAGATTATATCGCCAAAGCTGAAGTATGAGATCAACAAAAGCGATGCGCTTTCCTTTATGTTGCCACCTGTTCATGCCATGAAGGATGCGCTGCACAAGATGAAAAGCGTTATCACAGTGGAGCAGGATGGCGAAGAAATCTTCCGTGGCAGAGCGTATGAAGCTACAGTGGATTTCTACAATCAGAATGATGTTCGCTGCGAAGGCGAATTGTCCTACCTGCTGGACAGTCTGCAAAGGCCGTATAAGTTTGACGGAAAGGCTGCTGATTTCTTCCGGCTGATGATTGCAAACCACAATGCACAGGTGGATGCTGACAAACAGTTTGTAATCGGTACAATTTCTGCTGTTACGGATGAAAACACATTCAACACAGAGAGCACTGACTATCGTGATACGCTGAATGAAATGCGTTCTTTCCTGCTTAATAGATACGGCGGCTTCCTGCGTGTCCGGCGTGAAGATGGCGTGCGCTACATCGATTATCTGGACAAGTACAATGAAGCCAGCAACCAGAAGATTGAATTTGGCGTGAATCTGCTGGACATCGAAAACCATATCAATGCGCAGGACATTTTTACTGTGCTTGTGCCTTTGAGTGATCTGGAAGATAGCAATGACACACTGACCATTGAATCTGTCAACAATGGGAAGGATTACATTGAAAGCGCAGAAGGCATAGCAAAGTACGGCAGGATTGTCAAGCATTATGTTTGGCACAACATTACCAATCCGGCACGACTGCTTGAATTGGCGCGGGAAAAGCTAAACAATGCCGCCACACTCGATACACTGACCATCACAGCGGTTGATCTTCACCTGCTGAATGTGGACACAGATACAATCCATCTGGGCGATACAGTGCATGTATATTCCGCGCCGCATGGGATCGACAAGGAAATGATCTGTTCTGCGATTGACATTGATCTTTTCGATCCTGAAAACACTGTTTATACCTTCGGCGAGATTGAACAAACATTGTCTGGCAGTGTGGCAGAAAGCAGCAAGCGGAGCGGTGCAAACAGCAACCATATCAAGCAGACGGAAAAGTCTTTGAATGTCTATATTGAAAACTACGATGATGTAACACAGCGCTTGTCTACTGTTGAATTTGACATGGATGCGCTGGAAGCTGAAATCCTGTTGAGAGCGACAACGACTACTGTTGACGAACTGACAAACCGTGTGTCTGAAGCTGAAGCTGCTATCACGATCAATGCAAATGCAATCACAAGCAAGGTGTCAAAGGATGGCGTGATTTCTTCCATCAACCAAACCGCTGAAGAAGTCACCATTAAGGCCAGCAAGATTAATCTGTCTGGTTATGTCACAACAAGCAAATTGAGCAGTGAACTTGCCAGCATTACCAATCAGATCAGCACCAGCATTTCGACAAGCAAACTGTCTGCTCACAACGTCAATTGTTCGGTACTGACAGTGACAGATGCAACCTTCAAAGCAAAGACACTCAAATACACAGATGCCGATGGCAACTCTGCAACAATGGTTGTTCTGGCATCGTAATGGAGGAATGCAAAATGGATCAGTATGTTAAGCAAATCAACAGGATCATCTATACACTCAATCAGGTCACTGTGCGTGGCAGGGAAAATCTTGACTGCTTGCTTGCTTCCATTCAGACGCTTGAACAGATGAAGGAAGATATGCAGTTAAAAATGCTGGAGGTTAACGCAAATGCTGCTGAAAACAAGTAACGGATACACATACAATGTTGACTGGATTGACACAGTAAGCACGGGAACACTGTACATGCAGATGTCTACCAATGATTCCATATCGCAGATCGCGGCAGAGTTTGAAGGTCTTGAATGGCTGAAGCGTGAGAGCGAAAACCAGGGTGACAAGCTGTTTGAAGGCTATTCTGTGCTTACCATGGTAAAACAGGCTGAACCTGGCATTGTGCTTCTTACCTTCGAGAAGGCTAATTAAAAAGAAAGGAAAATGATAGTGAAAGGAATAATCTTTGGTACATTGCATTCATACCGTGACCTGCGCCTGATTCTTGAATCAAAGGAAATGGGCGCACCTGAAGTAAAGGTGAACAAGATTGACATTCCAGGCGCAGACAGTGCGCTGGATCTGACAGACTTCTTTGGCGAACCGAAGTATGATGATGTAAAACACAAATTCCAGTTTACAAGCATTGAACCACAAGAAACCTTCCTGACACAGTTTTCCCAAATCAAAAACGCTATCCATGGCAAAAAGGTTAGGATCATCCTGGACGATGATCCTTCCTTTTTCTATATGGGAAGGTGCTTTGTGAGTAGCTTTACCAATGACAAGGGAATTGGCACTGTCAGTGTGGAGTGTGAATGTGAGCCGTACAAATACAAGGTTGCAAAAACCGTTGTCAGCAAGGCTGTAAATGGCACGGAAGTCATCACCTTGACAAACGGCAGAAAACGTGCTGTGCCGGAAATCTCCATCACAGCAGATGCCAGCCTTAACATTGTATATCAGACCTATAACATATGGGATTTGGGAAGCGGAAGCTACACACTGCCTGATCTGGAACTGACGGAAGGTGAAAACACTGTTACTGTCACAGGTGTTGGTAACATCACCTTCACATGGCAGGAGGCGATGCTGTAAATGTATAGGCTATACTGCGATGGCTTAACGCTTTACAATGACCGCCTTGAAGGCCTGAAAATTCTTGATCCGTCTGTGGAACTGGAAGAAAACAAGACAGGTTCTTTTGTGTTTGGCTTGCCTTCCGATCATCCGTATTACGGCATGATTCACAAGATGAAAAGCATCATCACCCTGTACCAGGATGATTACCTGCTTTTCCGTGGGCGTGTGCTGGATGACGAAGTTGGCTGGCACAATGAAAAGATCATTTCCTGCGAAGGTGAACTGGCCTTCCTGATTGACAGCATCCAGCGCCCATATGACTATTCCGGCACTGTCAGCGGTTTTCTGAACCTGCTTGTAACCAGACACAATGAACAGGTGGAAGAAAGCAAGTGGTTTACTGTTGGCAATGTCACTGTAACGGATGCCAATGATTATATTGTGCGGTCAAACATCAACCATACCGACACCTGGACGGAACTGAAAAGCAAGCTGATTGACCTGCTGGGCGGGTATATTGTTGTGCGCCATGAAGGATACATCAATTACATTGATTATCTGCAAGACGTTACCTTGCTTTCACCACAGACAATCACATTTGGTAAAAACCTGCTGGATCTGAAACGCATTCGCAAGGGCGCTGATATTGCAACGGCTGTCATTCCCCTTGGCGCAAAGCTGAAGGATGAAGAAGACAAAGAAACCGATGTGCGATTGACCATTGCGGAAGTGAATAATGGTCTTGATTACATCGTGGATGAAACAGCCAAAGCACAATATGGCACAATTGTCAAGACGGTCATTTTTGACGATGTGACCGAAGCTGCAAACCTTCTAACCAAAGGACAAGCACATCTTGCAGATCTTGTCAACCTGCCTGAAACCGTTGAATTAACGGCTGCTGACCTGGCAACAGTGGACACTGCTTTTTCGTCATTCCATCTTGGCACACAAGTCAGAGTGACAAGCGCCCCACATGGCATAGGCCAGCTTTTCAGGGTAAGCAAGCTATCTATCAAACTGTTTGAACCTGCGTCAAACAAACTGACGCTTGGCGGCGTGATAGAAGGCTTCAGTGGGGCTGTACAGGGACTTTCAGGCCAGCAACAACAGATTCTTCGGGCAATGGAACAGACCGCTAAAACGCAATCTGAAGCCATTTACAATGTGGAACAAAACCTGCAAGCTTCTATCAGCGTGGCAGCAGAGAACATCCAATCTACTGTGGCTGAAAACTACTATCTGAAGGAAGACACAGATGCCCTTGTTTCGTCTGTCAGCACCACCATAGAGCAGACGAAAAACAGCTTTGAAATCCAGTTCAACCAATTCAGCCAGGATATTGAAGCTGTTGCAAACGGCACAGATGCAGAGTTTGAAGAAATCAGGAAGTACATCCGCTTTGTAGATGGCATGATCCTGCTGGGCGAAGTAGGCAACGAACTGGAATTGCAGATCAGCAATGACAGAATCAGCTTCCTTCAGGATGGTGCAGAAGTGGCCTACTTCAGCAATCGCAAGCTGTATGTGACAGATACACAGATCCTTCACAGCTTACAGCTTGGCAACTTCGCATTCATGCCCAGAGATAACGGAAATCTGTCTTTTAAGAAGATTTAAGGGATGATAGGCCTTCTGATCTATAAAGATTGGAGGGCAGAACATGGCAACATCAGGCACCATTCAGGAAGCAATCAGAACAGGATACCGCCTTCAGATTGCATGGTCAGTCGGTTCACAGTCGGTGGCAAACAACACTTCCAGCGTGACAGCCAAAGTGCAGCTTGTGTCCACTGGCAGCAGCTACACCATCAATTCCAGTGCAAGCAAATCAGGAAGTCTGACAATCAACGGCACAAAGTACACCTTCAGCTTCACGGCTGCGCTGTCAGGCAACCAAACAAAGACACTGTACACAAAAACGGTCACTGTTGCCCACAATGCGAATGGCACAAAGACCTGTTCTTTTTCTGCCACAGCAGGAATCAATGTTACGCTGTCCGGCACTTACTATGGCAATATCACGGCATCCGGCAACGGCACCTTCAACACCATAGCAAGGGCATCCACCATCAGCAGTGTTACATCCTCTGTCAGCGTGAACGGCACGAATGCTTGCACAGTCAATATCACCAGGGCGGCAAGCAGCTTCACGCACACTGTTGTATTTAGCTTTGGAAGCTATTCCAAGACAACAACGGGCGTTGGCACATCTACCAGCTATGCCATTCCTACAAGCTGGCTGAACGCTATTCCCAGCGCCACAAGCGGCACAGCCAAGGTCACTGTCACAACCTATTCAGGCAGCACAAAGATTGGATCTGCTGTTTCTAAGAACTTCACGCTGACCGTTCCTGCATCTGTCGTGCCTACCATTTCAGGCGTGACCATTGCTGAAACGGTGTCAGGCATCAATGCACAGTTCGGCGGTTTTGTGCAAAGCAAGTCAAAGGCCAAAGTGACAATCACGGCTGCTGGGGCGCTTGGTTCAACCATCAAGGCATACAAAACAGTTATTGATGGCAAAACGTACACGGGATCAGCGCCAACAACCAGCACACTTGGCACAGCCGGAAACAGGACAGCTACAATCACGGTTACAGATAGCCGTGGGCGAACTGCCAGCACTACCAGGACAATTGCTGTAATTGCCTATACAGCGCCAAAGATCAACACATTCACTGCTGTAAGGGCAAATGGCCTTGGGGCTGCTGATGATAATGGCACAATGGCACTGGCAAGAATCAAATTCAGCGTTGCGCCTGTAAGCAACAAAAACAGCAAAAGCTATGTTGTTGAATACAGGCAGAAGGGCAGCGATACCTGGACACAAGCTTCAACAGGCAGTGTGTATTCCTATGACAGCAATATGCTGCTGAACATCAACCTGAACACTGATGCTTCCTATGACTTGCGGCTTTCACTGACTGACTTTTTCAGCACGACAACAGCCCTTGCTGAAGTTGCCACTGCCTTCACCTTGATTGACTTTAATTCAAGCGGCAAAGGCATGGCCTTTGGTAAGGTGTCAGAACTGGAAGAAGGCCTGGAAATTGATTTGCCAATGAGCATCAACCAATACATATACATGGGCGGTGTCAAAAAGTCTGATATAGAAAAGGACATATACTTCCAGACAACTGAAGATGCGGCGAATGTACACAACTGCAAGCTGTACGGCGCAAGCGGAAACAGTGTAACATCCATTGGCTGCTGGGATACCGCAAGAGGGCATGGCGTATGGCGGTATTTGTCCGGCACACAAAACCTTGTCTTTGATGCCAATGTCAAGGTAACAAGGGCAAATGGCGGTGATGAATTTGTCACCAGTGATCCTGTTGTACACGGCAACAGATCAGGCCGTGTGCAATTCTCAAACGGCTTGCTGATTCAATGGGGTGTTGAAACCATAACACCAGTGAAAGACACTCCAACGGCAAAAGCAGTAAAGTTTGCTGTTGCATACACTTCAATTCCGATGGTATTAACAACGGCAATTACAACGGTTCCTGGCACATCGGTTTCTGGCAATGCATCAGCAAATATCACGGTCACGGGCTTTGACGCTTATGTCACCCGTAACGGCACCACCAACACATCTGTTGGCTGGCTTGCTATCGGATACAAAGAATAAATTGAGAGGAAAGATGGTTATGGAAGCGATCATTGCAGCGGCTATCACAGGCGTTTTAACGCTTATTGGGGTTATTGTCACTTCCAAAAAAAATGCAAAGACAATCAGCAAAGACATGGAAGTCAAGCTGGCTGTGCATCAGGCGGTCACTGATGAAAAGATCAGTGAACTGACAAGGGAAGTAAGAGAACACAATAACTTTGCAAAACGAATGCCTGTGGTTGAAAACGATATTGCAAACATCAAGGACAAAATTGAATACTTCCATCACGGATAACAAGAAAAGCTGGGGAGAAATCCCCAGCCTTTTTTATTTCTCAAGATGTTTACAAAGTTCATCAAATTCATTGGATTCGTTAGAAACAATAACTGTTTCCTGTAATCCATCAGCATATTCAACCTGAAAGATTGTTGAGTATTTATTTTTAGCTATAATAGCCCCTGCAACGCCACCAATCATAATGAAAATTTGTCCGATAAACGCCCCCTCGAATAAATAACTACTGGCATAAAATCCTACACTTGTACCTATTACACTTCTGATGATTGCGCTTATTATTGACTTCTGACATTCACTACCGACAATACGTGCGTATTTGATTGTTATTTCTTCTTCCGTGTTATCAATCTCATCTTCCATTTTGTTGTTTTTCTTATAATTAACCCAAAGAAAAACGCCGCACGCAATGCCAACAACAACCACGATGATTAGCAACATATATTTCTCCTGTTTATAATTGCTTTGTCTTCAGCTTTTCGCCGCCATACCAGTTTTCACAATCCTGATGGATTCGGTCAATTGCGAATTGGGCTTCCTGGAAATTGCGAAAAAGATATTCTTCAGATCCCAGAACAATCTTCCAGCCCTGGTTTTCAACGTGCTTGCGCTGGATGCCACGGTAAATCTGTTCCGTGATATGTATGATATTAGGATTATCAAGCGTATACATTGCAAACCTCCGAATAATCTATCTGCCAAGGTCATACCACGATTTTGATATTTTGTCAACAGTAGTACAAAAAGAAAGCAGGGGAGCATTTCCCCTGCCTACTTTTCAATCTGTTTTCTTTGCTATATCAACGATCTTTCAATGTGTACATCTTGGTTAAGCTGACGAACCTAACTATCCTTGTTGTACACATGCTGCATAAAAAAATATCCCCTTTGTTCTACCATTACAGACGCAACTGAATGTGCAATCTATACGCAACTTTCCCGTGACTTTCCCTGGCGATAAATTCATATTCAATACGTTCAACAATCGCCTTCAGAAGCCTGTTCTGCGCTTCAGGTGTAGCATCGTCATTGCGCAAGCTTGCAATGGCTTCTTTTAGTTTTACGATCTTTTCTGCATAGTCGATTTCCTTTGGAATGTTCTGCTTTGCTTCAAAGATTTTAGATCTCAACTCTTCCATTTGAGCATGCAGCGCTTTGTTTCGCTTGAGGAACACATCTTCTGTGTATGTGCCGCTTTCCAGAAGGTCATGCTGCCGTTCTTCCTTGGCTTGCATTTCTTCCAGTTCCTTGTACATCTTTTCAAGCTGTTTCTTCTGAATGGAAGCAGACTTTCCTTCATCGTTTTTCAGTTTAGCTTCCAGATCAGGCAAGTGTTCCATTTCAAGGGTTAGCGCCACAGCTTCTACAACTTCATCCAGGAAGGTTGATTTTGCGCCACATCCGTTTCTGTTGCGGCATTCAATGCGCGTCCTGGCGTGCTTGTATGGATGCTGTGCCATTGTTTTTCCGCACTGGTGACAGAACATGATGCCAGCAAGCGGGTTTTTCAAGGTTGTATCAGGTCTTTTCCTTGGGTTATTATTCATCTTGTTTTGTGCTGCTTCAAACAGTTCAAGCGGAATAATAGCCGGATGCTTACCCTTTGCGACAATCGTTTCTTCTGGGGTTGTCGGGCGGCTGCGCCTTGTGATTACTTCGCCATTCTCAACCGTTTTTTCTGTTCTATGAGCGCCAAACACCACCAGGCCAATATAATGTCTGTTCTTCAGCATAAACCTGATAGAGCATTTTTCCCATACCTTGCTTTTTTGTGGCTTGATTCCCAGCTTGTCAAAATGCCTTCCAATTTCCAGGTATGTTTTCCCTTCATTCACATACATTTCAAAGGCCATCAGTACGGCAGATGCATAATCGTTCGGTTTTAGCGTTTGATCGCCATCTTCATTTACAATTTTATCATAGCCCAATGGCGCTGTATTGCCGAGATAGCATCCTCTTTTCACAGCAGCTATGCGCCCACGAAGCAAGATTTCTTTGGTGTATTCCAGAAAGTCATTACCACGCATCAATTCTTGCTCAAAGAATTTGCGCTCCATCTTGTTTGTAAGGTCGTAAGTCATGTTAGGCGTTACAACCTCTGTTTTAGAATAGCGGAATGCATTTACTACCTTTCCGCAATCCTCAAGATCACCACGGGAAAGCCTTTGTGGTTCTACCACAAGCACACCCTTCAATTTAGGGTTTTCAATCTGTGCAAGCACAGCAAGCATTTCAGGCCTTTCTGAAATCGTCTCACCTGAAACCACTTCACGGAAGATGCAGTGTTCTGGTATGCGTCCACCAAGTTCCCTTACTGCATATTCCTGCAAGATTGTTTCATGCTTTGCAAGCACTTCTTCCACAGATTCATGCGGGTTATCTGCCCTTGATTTTCGCAGATACATGATGTATGCATCATCCGATAATACGTTTACCGCTTTTAATGCATCATCAAATTCTATAGTTGTCAATTCCATCTTCCCCTTTTTGTTATCCTATTTATTTAGATACAATTTTGTCCATATACATATCAATCAACTTTCCCTTGCGGTCATTTTCAAAGCGCCAATGTTCTACATCGCTGCGCAGTCTTTCAATCTCCCCCATAAGGAAATCTATCTTCTTTTGCGCGTCATCACGGATCGTTTGCATTTCCATGTTGTATGATGCATGGATTTTATCAAGCGCTTCCCTGTAATCCTTATTATCATCCAATGCGCGTTCCAATTCGCGCAACGCATCGTTTAGTCTTTGTTCGTCAGGAAGATTTTCTTCTTCAAAAGCCAGATAGCAAGGATATTTGCTGGTAGAACCAATAATGGCGTTCTCAATCCTTCTGGCAGTATCACGCATAATATCCTGGTCAGAGTTCAGCGCCATGATACGTTCAATTGTTTTGATAGAAACGCCTGATACTTCCGCAATCTCTGCGTTTGTCAAGTCATTTACTTCCTTCATATCGCGCATATACTCACACCAACGGGCTAATTCCAGGCCTGCGGTTCTGGGGCCGTCACAGCGAACCTTCCTATGAGGGCAGGAAAGGCATCTATTGTAGGGTTTCATGGAAAAATCTGACTTCCTTTTCATAATATACTCTCCATTTTGTGAATCAAATTAGGGGTTTTACCCTTATACATTAGGGGAATATTCCTTTTATTTTCGTGTATTTTCCCCTTATTTTTGGCTGTAATTTTGACTTACAAAATGATAGGCTATAGCTGGGTCAGAAATGGCCTATCATCCCTGGTACGGGGGCGTTTCAGGTGGTGCTGTGGGCGCTCCCGTACCTTACCTTCAGAAATTTCAATGTTCAGAATTTCGCAAATGGTATTGCAAAATAATAATTTTCAGTGTACTATAACAACAAGAACATTCGTTCTCATTGCCCTATATCAGAAAGGATTGAGATCCCCGTGACGAAAGAACAGTACATTCAGAAAATTACCGAACTATTAGAAAAATCGAACGATCTAACCTTGCTGGATCTCATTCTGCGCTTACTTCGCAAAAGCGTCTAACATTTCCCTTACGCTTTTGATTTTTACGGAATCAAGCGAATAAAGGGAAGCAACTAAAGATAGAAAATCCTCATCCATTCTCATACGGACAATGATATCGGCCATGATGTCATTGTCCTTTTCTTTTTCCTCCGTCATCTTTTCTTCTATCAGATCAGATTTCTGGATTCCAAAGTAATCAGCCATTATTTCTATCCTGTCGATTCTTGGATACTTTCTGCCAGTAATCCATTCAGACACGGTTGAATATGGGAATCCCCATGTTTCCGCCAGTTCTCTTCTGTCCTTGCCGGATTTCTCAATATAGAATTTTAGATTTTTAGCCATAATGGCCTTGTTTCCCAATGCACTCATTTATATCACCTCCTTTGCTTCTATATAATACACCCAAAGCGTAAAAAATTCAATAGAAATTTAAAATTTTTACGCTTTAAGGGCTTGACAATACGCTTGGATACTTGTATACTAGCATTGTAAAAACGCTTTAAGCGTAACAGAAAGGAGATGAAGCGTATGCGGATCACAATGAAAGCGGCGCGAGTAAACGCAGATTTGACGCAAGAACAGGTGGCAAAGGCATTGAATGTGACAAAAAAGACCGTTTGCTCATGGGAAAACGGGAAAACAACGCCAAAGCTTGACAAAATCGAACCGCTTTGTACGTTGTATGGCCTGACCTATGATGACATTGCGTGGAATGGTTAATTTTTTTACATCAATATTACGCTTTAAGCGTTATTTAAAGAGGTGATACAAATGACACCCAGCGTCAATGGCATGACCACTCATACATACACCCTGTTTGATGGACGGGTTGAAGTCGTGGTTTACAGGCCTATCCTTGATGACCATGAAAGACAGAAGCGTGAAGAACAAGTGAAGCGTGCTGTTGCGCTGTACGGCAAAGAAATGATCCGTCAAAAGGGAGGTAATGAAGATGTGGTACACGGATGATCCACTTGCTGATTATGACCGTTGGGAAGCGGAGCAGTACAGGAAGCTGAAGCGCAGACCGCGCTGCACACACTGCGATGAGTACATAGAATCCCATTACTACCTGGTCAACGAAGGAATCATTTGCCCTGACTGCCTTGAGAGTGATTACAGGGTGGATGTGGATGAATACCTGGATTTCTAAAGGAGTGTGGAAGAAATGAATGCAGCAATTGTGGTTCTGATCCTGGCAGCAATCGCCTTGTGTGTGCTGGTTGTGGCATTCACACTGCGCATGGGCTGGACCGTAACCGAAGCGCTGGTTGGATTCATTCGACATGAAATGCTGATGCGTCCCCAGAGTAGGTATTACAGGATGTAAGAAGTAGCGCAAGGGATGATAGCCGTTTTTGACCTCAATAAATAGAAAGAGGTCGAAAACATGAAAGAGTACAAGAGCTTCTATAAGGAAGTAAAGGGAAACGAAGGCACCAAATGTCACTACAATGCACGGCTTGACACTTACGGCTGCGGATGCCAGCACGATTGTTCCTACTGCTACGCTAAATCGCTTCTGAACTTCAGAAACCTGTGGGATGCAAAGGAACCTGCTGTTGCTGACATTGACAAGATCGAACGCAAGATTGCAAAGCTACCTGCAGACACCATCCTGCGCCTGGGCGGCATGACAGATTGCTTCCAGCCAATGGAAGAAGACCTGCGAATCACTGAAACAACCATCATGCTGCTGAACAAGTACGATATTGGCTATCTGATTGTCACCAAGTCTGACCTGATTTGTGATTATATGAGCATTCTTGACAAGGAAAAAGCGCATATCCAGATCAGCACGACATGGCTTCCCTGCGAAAAGGCAGTAAATACGGAAAGGAGAATCAAAGCGATTGAAACACTGCATGCGAATGGTTTTGATGTGGCTGTGCGGCTGTCACCGTTTGTGCCACAGGTGGTTGATTATGACCGCTTGAACAGCATTCGCTGCAATAAGATCATCGTGGAGTTCCTGCGAGTGAACCACTGGATCAAGAAATGGCTTCCGCTGGACTACTCCGAATACACGGTGAAGCATGCCGGATATGAGCATCTTCCGCTGGCAAAGAAGATTGAATACCTGGCAAAGGTCACGGGCTTTGATGAAATATCGGTCTGTGAAGATGTGACAGAACATTATGACTATTGGCGTGAAGCCGTTAATCATAACAAAGAAGATTGCTGCAATTTGAGGAGGTAAAACGTTGGCTACTCTATACGAAATCGACCAAGAGATCATGTCTTGTATCGACATGGAAAGCGGTGAAATTCTTGACCAGGAACGCTTGGATGCATTGCAAATGGCAAGGGCTGACAAGGTAGAAGCTGTTGCACTGTGGATCAAGAATCTGACTGCTGATGCAAACGCCTATAAGGCAGAAAAGGATGCATTCGCAGAACGCGAAAAGAAGGCGCTTGCCAGGATTGAGCAGTTGAAGAAATGGCTTGCGATGGCATGCGATGGACAGAAGTTCAATACCTGGCGTTGCGCGGTAAATTTCCGAAAGTCTGAAAGAGTGGACATTGCAGACGAAAGCAAGATCCCGCAAGAATTGCTGACCTGCAAAACCATGATTGCACCTGACAAGGCAGCTATCAAGGAAGCGCTAAAGGCTGGCGAAATCATTGAAGGCTGCACACTGGTAACGCATTACAATCCCATCATCAAATAAGGAGAGAAAGAACAATGTGTAAGTTCCGTGACTTGAGGGCAGACGAAATCGAAGTGAGAGTTGCCCAGGCAAAAGAAAACGGCGTGTCACTGCTTCTGTATAAGGACGCACGATGCGATCAGGCCATTCTGGATGAAACAGTTGGTTCACTGGGCTGGCAGCGGCATCACACCAGGGACAATGCAAACTGCATCGTGTCCATCTGGGATGAAAAGAAGCAGCAGTGGATTGATAAGGAAGACACTGGCACGGAAAGCAACACCGAAAAGGAAAAAGGCCTTGCATCTGACAGCTTCAAGCGTGCCTGTTTTAACTGGGGCATTGGGCGTGAACTGTACACTGCGCCGTTTATCTGGATAAAATCTGCTGACTGTACGGCGCTGCAACTGAAGAAGGACGGCAAAAGCTGGCAGTGCTTTGACACATTCTACGTTGAAAAAATCAAGATCGAAAATAAGCGCATCACTGCAATTGCAATCAAGAACAGCAAATCTGGAAAGCGCTGCTTTGTATGGCAGCAGAAAGAAGGTTAATTATGAACAAGGTTTTTATCGTTGGCAATCTTACCCGTGATCCTGAACTGCGCACTACCCAGAGTGGCGTATCCGTATGCAGCTTCACTGTAGCTGTAAATAAGCGCCTTGGTGCTGATGCCAAGCATCCTGAAGCTGACTATTTCCGTGTTACTGCATGGCGTGGCCTGGCTGAAAATTGCGCAAAATTCCTTGCTAAAGGACGCAAGATTTGCGTAATTGGCGCTGTATCTGTCAGCACCTATCAGGCCAAGGATGGCACGACAAAGGCAACGCTGGAGGTCACTGCTGATGATGTGGAGTTCCTTACTCCAAAGAGTGAAGCCCAAGACAGCAATCCCACTGTTGCAGAATTGGAAGGCAAGGCCGATGACCTGCCCAAGTCGGATGTAAACGGCTTTGTGGAAGTTGATGATGATGACGATCTGCCGTTCTAACGGCATCTGAAGGAGGTAACAGCATGTCTAATAGAGCGCAGCGCAGGAAGAAGCCACAGCAAGCAAGCCTTCCCAAGTCGCAGGAAGTCATGTTGCGCAGAATGTGCCAGAACGGCATAACGCCTAAAGACCTTGAAAAGGAATATTACAAAGGCGTTGATGCAGGGCGTGATTCAGCCATTAAAACGTGCTATGCGGCGGTTTGTCTGGCAGCAAGGGATGAACTGGGCTTCGGTGCAAAGAGGGCTTTCAGGTTGCTTTGCACGATGGACAAGCATGTATGTGAAACCTTGAGCAGTGTGGAAGCCATTGACAAGGTGCTTGATGAAATGGGAATCACAATCCGCTTCCATGATCCGTTTGACCGAGTTGAACAAAAGGAGTGAATGAAATGAGTAATCCGTTTCTGCTGTATTGTCCCTTCTGTGGATGTGAAAACATCGACATTCTGTATGGTCGTGAAGCAATCCGCAGTGAAGAGTATTTCCCCAAAGAGCGTGGCTCTGTCCGTTGTCACCGTTGCGGCATG